CTTGCTCTGTATTTAAATCAATATCTTCGTGACTGAGTACAGTTATGCCTGGCAATGAGTTTTCATAAACGTCAAACCAATTTTGCAACATTTCACTTCTACGAATTTGGGGAGTATCACTTTCTCCAGCTTCAAACTCCGCCAATGTCAGCATGTCAAATAAATTAAGAACTGCGTCTGTACTTTTTACATCACTTTTGCGGTGTACTTGTTTCATCAAGTCTTGGAAACTACTTGACATAATTTCACCATCTAGTACTATTGCCTCACTAAATCCGCCAATGCTTGCCACAAATTTTAATTGTTCAATCACATGTGGGAAGTTTACAAGTTCTTTGCCATTTCGGCTAAACATATCCACACGACCATCAGGGTGTACAATAGTGATGACACGAACACCATCCAATTTGACTTCGATAAGTTTTCGGCCAACCACTTTAGATTCATGACCATTACTATCATGAGCAAGCTGGCAACCAAATACAGGAATGCTGTAGGCAACATATTTTTTCTCTACTACTTTGTTAATTGTGCGTTCAGTAAATCCTGCTCGCATGTCCTTAATCAAAATTCTACGATACCAACCGTTCCACTCACGTTTAGTGGCCTGAGCCATCATCTCATCAAGTGTGTCGCGAGCAAGGTTGCCGGTGACTGTACGATTGCGAAAACTGCCAGCGACACTAACAAAAGTATCCCAAGGCAAGCCAGGCCCGTCTTCATCTTTCTTTTCCTTTACTTGTTTAATTCCAAAAGTAATCATTGGATCCAATGCCAATTGGCAACCATGAAAAAACTCATCATTACCTTGTTCGGCTTGTGCAAGTACTATGGCTTCTTTGTTCAAACGACTGGGATGAATTTCCAAATCATTAATAACTTGATAGCACGGATCGCTCATGATTAGACCTTATGAATAACTGTTAATGTAGTTATTATACAGTCAGTTATTTAATAAGTCAAATAATTTGGTGTTTTAAATGGCTTGCCGCACCAAGCATTTTCCAATTGAGTCATAATTTTATGCTTCATTTGGCGTACCTTTGGATGGGCATGATCGTATTCAAAAGATTTCATAAATCGTCCCCAACTGTTAGGGCGAACTCGTTTTGGAACTTTTGAATCTAGATATTCTCGTATGGCTTTTGGATCAAAGCCAAACTTATCAATCATGTCTTGTGCTAGGTTAAATGAGTGAGCACCCATTTCGTCTCTATGTCCATAGTATTCTTGCCATGCACGATCTTTGGCATAGTAGGCTGTACTTTCATAACCGGGAAGATCTTTAAAATTTCTAGCACGATATTGGCGTGTGTGTATGATTTCGTGTAATATTGTATCTGCAAAAAGTGTGCAAATTCGTTCCCAACGATATAGACTAGTTTTCATAGTTTGAGTGTCTGTGGGGAATGCCAATTCAATTTCAATGAATCGCTTCTTGCCGGAACTATCAAGATCACTATAATAAGCGCCACCTATCCAAACTTCACCTGGCCTAACGGGTTTATGTCTATTACTAACTACCTTAACTGGAAGATGTGCTTTGATGTGTTTGCTTATGTGTCGAATAATATCGCCTATAGGTAAGCGTTTGTCTACAATCTCTGGTTTGAGCTTGTAGAGCATCGAGTACAACGTATCTCGATCCAACAAGGACCAATTAAAAGCCTGACGGGACATAGTACACTCCTATACATTAGTATTTATAGTGTACTACGGCTTTTGGTTATGTGCGTACTTTACGGACGACGTGTTATGATTTCGTCAACCAAACCGTATTCTAGGGCTTCCTGCGCACTCATAAATTTATCACGTTCCATATCGTGTCTAAACTGTTCAAACGTTTTGCCCTTGCTGTTATGATCCACGTAAATCTGAGTCAAGTTCTTTTTCATTTTGATAATTTCTTCAACTTGGATCTGCATGTCCGTGGCCTGCCCACCAGCGCCACCCGAGGGTTGGTGAATCATGTGTCTAGCGTTGGGCAAAATTTTCCGCTTGCCGGGAGAACCAGCGGCGGCGAGCAAACTGCCCATACTGCAAGCCTGTCCCATAACAATAGTTGACACATCTGGTTTAATAAATTGCATTGTATCATAAATCGCCATACCAGCTGTAACCCCACCACCAGGACTATTAATAAAAAAGTGAATGTCTTCGTTGCCTTGACTTTCTAAAAATAACAGTTGGGCCACCAACAAACTTGCTGTATGTTCATTAACTTCTGTATCTAACATTATGATACGATCCTTAAGCAACCTGCTGTAAATGTCGTATGCACGTTCTCCTCTAGCTTCGGTCTCAATGACCATAGGTACTAAATTAGGCATCTGTTTCCTTTTGTTTTAATTGTTTAACGAATACTTCCAGTTGTTCGATCAAATCCTCACAACCCGCTTTACTCATAGTAAGTGTAGAATATCCTATTTTTAAAGCAATCCTATCTTCACTGGTTACGCCAATAGTATAATGCAGTTCTTCAGGTATGGGTTGTTTAATGTATTGAGTAGCTTGATATTGATCTGGCCCTGGAAATTTAAGTACATTACTGTATTCAGCCTTTTTAAACCAATCAAACATCACTTATACTCCTTATCTAAATTCACATTAGTTAACCCAGCAATCATTTGAAATTTGTCCCATGCAGTTTTAGCCGCCGGATTGTTTTCTAGTTCACTACTTGGCAAGACTGCCTCCAACCAAATTTCTGGACGCCTGCGCGGATACGCACCAAATTTACGTGGTTGATGCATCTTGCCATCCTCGTACAGCATGATACTTACGCTACGGAACTTGTCTTCGTGATCCTTGTTGTGCAAATCGTAGTTGGCCCATTCAGGATTGCTCATGCCGCCCAGTGTGTATCCTTGCCAAATTCCTGTCCACTGCACATCGTCTCGAGGATCAAAATCTGTACGAGTGATTAAAACTAGTACATCATCCATGCTCACACGATCTTCAACGATGTCAAGAACACAACGACTGTAGCTTAGTCCAATTTTCATACAATCACACTTTCTTCTTTATGAGTTTTAAAAACATTTTGTCCACAGCGCCGAATGGCATCTGCTAACACTTGTGGGGTTTCTTCGGAATAAATCTGCAACTCTTTCAAACTAATCTCGCTTTCAAAAGCCCATATTTCTGGAAATCTCTGTGGGTTAGCTCTTGCCCTAAGTATAGCATGTCTGGGTATGGGGAAGTCAACCTTATCGTCACCTTTTAACACTGCCCAAAACTTCTTTTTTTCATAGTCAGTGACATCAAATATCCATTCAAATCCCACTGTATCAAAATACGCCATATAGGCATTGTTAACTTTCTTCTTGGCCATTTTAACCTCTAATACCAGTCTGTGTTTTACTTACTGAGGGACCGGCACTTGTAAAGTCCATTCCGGCCACACGACCTTCATAAAGCCGACCATTCCATTTTAATGTTAACTTTACACTTTTGTTAAGTATCACATGTAATGATTCGTTTTCTTTAAAATTTTGAACTACTGCTTCCACAAGCATATTGCTAGAAACATTGGTAATGTCACATGTGTCACTGTATCTCTTTATTTCGCTCATCTTCTTCTCCAATGGTAAATGCCACGCTTTTAATACTGTCCCAACGGAAACTGCGCCAGCCACTTGCATCTAAATCAAAAACAGGCATTACATCTTCGTTTACTTTTCTATCACTTTTTGATTCTAGTATGCTAGGATCTTTAAACATGATATAAGTGGGATTGGTAGTGCATCTCATTACTCTGTCACTGCCATCCTTTTTGGTAAATGTTAATGTAACTGGACCAAACTTAAGATGACCAGTGAGCCATTTTTTAAAAAGTTTAAAATCTTTTTCACTTAAGGTCATCGCTGAGTCTCCGTTTCATATCGGCATTTTCTGATTCCAAACGTTCAATATGATTTGCCATTTTGTTTAGCAAAGCATATGTATTTTGAGCAGTTTGTCTCAACATTTCTGATACTGATACCATCTCTGGTGCTGATAGTGTTTTATCTGTCATTTAAATCTCCAATAAAATATTAGGGTTCCAGCCAGTGTCCTCGCTGTAACCATCGTTTTGGTATCCACGTGGGTTGCATACAATCCTAGTCTCACCAATCACATAATCAAACGGATGGTGAGTGTGTCCATGTGTCCACAACACAATCTGCGGGTGATCCAAGATAAACTCACTTAGCTCACTGTGATAGCCACCGTTCATCAATTGATCGTTTGCATAGCTTGGATGACAGCTTTGGAAACTAGGTGTATGATGTCCAACAACCACAACCTTTTTGTCCTTATGTTCTTGAACAATAAGTTTGATATAGGCCAGCGTTTTGTCATGTCTAATAGCAACATCTAACGCACTCATAGTGGCATAGTTTCTAAAGTCGTTACGAATGATACGGAAGTCGTTCATCATACCCACAATGGCATGCATTGTAAGTGGATCACGCTTGTTCATATCAGTCCACAGTGTTCCACCCACAAACACAACATCATCAATGATCTTAGTATCCTGTTCCAACATGTAAATGTTGGGATACTTGGCGCATTCTTCACGCATGTAATCAATAGCCGCATAGAACTTGCCATGATAGAATTCGTGATTGCCCATGATGTATATTACATGGGGAAACTGAAAACTGCAACGCTTGAAGAAATCACGGAACCGTTGCACACGTTCTTGCTTGCGACTGAGGTCTGGGATAACGCCATACATGTTATAGCTAGGAAGTTCCATATGGTCGTGCAGATCCTGGGCAATCATAATATCGCCGCCAAGGATCAGTACATCATAGTTCTGATCGTTAACAATGTTAATGTCACTGAACTCCAAATGGAGATCGCTAACCAATTTAATCCTCATCTTTTCCCTCTAACCAGTTCTGAGCGTCTTCTTTTGTTAGGCGCCCGGCTTCAACATCTTCAATAGCACAACGCAATGCTTCTTCAACAAATTCGTTAAATGTCATATCACGATCATGCGCCAGTTTCATATATTGTAACAGCTCTTCGTCCGAAAAGTCAACCGGAATCTGCACTCTTGTGTCATATTTCTCGCCGTCTTTGATGGCCAGTGCTTTTTGGAAAAAATCATCATCCACATCCAAATCAATATAGTTGACATCATCCCATGCTTGATTTTCTAGTACACTTCTATGCTCGGATTCCTTACGATGTTTCTCAACATTTTTAGGATTGATCATGCGATAAGCACGGTCATTGGTATAGTCGCACATGGTAACTTCGTAGACCTTTTGGCTCTTAGTGCTAAAGATAATGCTAAAACTATATCCGCCCGCATCATGGACACCATTCCAACTGTCCAATGTATAGGCATTAGGACCATAACACGACCACATGTAATCACTGCCTTCAGTGATCTTGTAGTCAACCAATTCCATCCATTCTTTCATCGTAATCATTGTTCATTTCCTTCTTTAAGTAATTGTTTCATTTCCCATTCTTCATCTTGTTTTTTACGTGCTAGTTCACGTGCTTCTTCGCAAGGTTCACAATAAACATGGATCCAGCCACCACCTCGACTTTCGCCAGGGTTGCCACATTCTTCACAAGTGACTCCAGTCATGCTTTCTGCCATGCTAACAAGTCCGCTGATGTAATCATCACCACCACTGTAATAAAACCTAAGCGTACCAAACTTTTCTTTAACTTGGTCCAAGGTCACTTGCGCAATTGATTCTGGTACTGACCTAAAGTCTCCGGCAACAATTTCCGCAAGTCGTTTTTCTTTGTACTCATCGTTAGGTCGATCTTTCATGCTGGCTTCAAACAAGTCAAAGTTTCCAGCTTTTGCCTGTGCGGCCATTTCGTTGTATTCCATGGCCCACTTGCGCTGTTTTTCTTTCCAATCAATATGATGTTGAATATTGCC